GTTTAGATCAATTAAAGCCATTGTCGCCTCTCGGAAAACGCATTGCGGCCAATATAGCACATTGTACCAAATATGCAAAAGGCCAGCATATAGCTGGCCAGTTGCGTTATATTGTGCGAGCTATTCAGCTTCGTCTTCCGCTGGTGCATCAAGAGAAGCCGTCAGCATGTTTACAAAAGCATCCTTGCCAACCATCAACTGATCCAAATTAAATTGGGCCGAGTTGATCTTCTGTTGCAAAGAGTTGATATGGTTAATCATCACTTTCTGCTGATCGGTTAGCTGGTCTTCTGTATAGTCAACATCGTTGATCGTGATTACCTTTTTATCTTCGGCCATCGTGATCTCCTTTTAAGTTAAGTTAAGCCGCCCAAGGTGTTCCCGAGGCTTCGGTTGGGTTTGCCATCGCATCAATCTTTGCAGCGATAGCAGCTTCCGTATCAGCCTGTGATACGCTAGCCCAGACCCAGCCCTGCGCCTGTGCTTCAGTCACGTCATCATACGCAACAAAGTCAGCGGCAGATGGGTCAGGTGTTAAGCCCACTGTGCCATAGGATGACGCAGAGTGATCTCCGTCAACGCCTGTGCAGCGCCAGTGTACTACGTTAATTCCACCTGTTGCGATGTCGTGTTCGCAAGTGGGGATAGTCCAGTTAAATGTTACGGCCATAGGTTAAACCTCCTGTGCGGCTAGATGGGCGGCGTAAGCATCCTTAACCGCTTGTGTGTGTACGGCTGCACAGATGGCTTGCACCTCTGTGCTTTCGCCTGTGATGTCATCGTTAGGCGCAACGACATGGCGTGAGAATGATCGGCTGATCTCTACGCCATCCCGTTCAATCACGGTCGCTGTGCGTACTTGGATAAACTTATGAGCCGAAACGATCTCAATCTTATCCTGTTCTGTGCGTTCTGTAAGCATGTTTATCTCCTATGCTTGAGTGGACTGTCCGACCTCTGTGGTATGAGGTTAAGTGGTAAAATATGTTATAGTTGCGCAGTAAGCTTCGTTAATTCTTAAGGTTCTTTGCTGCCCAGCGCCAACCCCGTCCATTGAGTTCACCTCAAGATTTGTATTGTTGTTCTGAACATTGGCCACATAGATTGTGCCAGTAACGGAGTTCTCTCTTACGACCCCTGCTTGGCATGTCCCCGCCACAAGATTAGCTGTGCTAAATGGAATCCCATTAAATACACAGGCGCTGTTTGCCGCAGGAACCGCCGAAAAACTAAACATATATTGAAGCGTTACAGACCGCCCAGTTTTTGTGTAAAAACCGCTGTTGATAGATAAAGTATAGCCCGCTGTAACTAGACTTAAATTAAACGTCCCCTCCTCATAGTCATCCAGCTTATTAGCCGCCCCAGTGCCGCCAAGGTAGACACCGCCAGAGAGGTAGAGGTCTTTGAAGCGGTTGGTTGTGGCACCTAAATCACTAGCGCCATCACTATCACTTCCGTTTTCTCTTGGTGTAATTGTGCCGTTGGCAAAGCGAATACCCTCGTGGCCAGCTTCACCGTCAATGTAAAAGCCAGATGGTTGAATGCCAATACTCCCCACAGTGGTGCCGTCTTTGGCGAACTCTACAATAGTACCATCTGAAGTAAGGCGATTGTAGTAAGCAGTTATATTCCCATCTCTTGTGTTTTGTGTGAACCCCCTGCCATCAATGCGGACACCAGCGGTTCCATAAGCATCACTCGTCTTACCCACCAGCAAGTTACCGCTGCTGTCGATGCGCATGGCTTCTGACAGGTTATTTGTCTCAAATGACATACTGTCGTCAGAGTTATTGTAAATAATACGACCACGGCTAAAGTCTGATTGGTCACCAAATAAAACAGCCGCACCACCACTATCGCTAGACTGAATGGTCATGGCAGTGTTTGCAGTGTTGCTATTTAAGGTAAGCAGGTTGTTAGGCGAACTCGTCCCAATGCCAACATTACCGCTGCTGTCGATGCGCATACGTTCTGTATCGTTAGTTTTGAAGCGCATGTGGTTATTCGTATGATCATACCCAATTTGACCTACGTCAGTATCACTTGGATCACCAAAGTTTACAAAAGACCCTGCATTTGAAGCACCTTCAATCTGAACAACCGCATTACTTGTGCCTTTAACGTGTAGTTGCCACGCTGGCGAACTCGTCCCAATGCCTACATTACCGCTGCTGTCGATGCGCATGGCTTCGGAGGCGTTAGTGCTAAAACCAAGCGTATCTGCGGCAGGACGGAAAATGCCCGTGTTGTCGTCATCGCTAAAGGCAAAGGTTGGGAACCCTGCGCTAGATACAGATGCACGAAGTCTTGCGCCAGTCTCACCAGTGTTTGATTGCAGGACGTTTGTTGATGTGGAAAATTCGGCAATGTTGAACTCGGTTGCCGTCACTGTGCCAGTTACGTCAAGAGACGTGAGGGAGCCAACAGATGTCACGTTTGGCTGAGCCGCTGTGGACAAAGTGCCGCCAAGGCTTGTGTTTGCAGTCAGCGTTGTAAACGTGCCAGCAGCAGGCGTTGCGCCGCCAATCACTGCGCCGTCAATTGTGCCGCCGTTAATGTCAAGTGATACAGCCGTTGTCCCATCAAGCGCGTCGTCTACTAAGTCAAAGTTAGTATTGATTTTTTCGCCCCAAGTATCCTCGGAAGCGCCGACCTCTGGTTTTGTTAAACCTAGCGTTGTGGTGGTTGTATCAGCCATGATATTCTCCTGTTCGACGTTAGCCTATGCGGCGTCAGCCCATGTTTCACCTGTAGCCGGGGCTGGTGTCCATTCTGAATTGTCAGGGGAAACCGCAGACCAGCTTTCGGTTGCGTTAGATGCACCTTGCCATATTTCAGACGCAGGATCAACCTCCGTCCACACTTCAGCCGTGCCGGGCAAAGGCTCCCACTTTTCAATAGCATTACAAGCAATACTACTAACAGCACTAATCAAAGCACCGCTAAACTGAACGCGGTTAACCGTTACAACATTTGTAGTAACGGCAGATATAGTTGAGGCAGCGCTGACTATCGTGATTGCATTTGCGCTTGCTGACGCGCTGGACGCAGCCGCCGCGCTTTGCTCACGCACTCTCTCGCAGGCCGCCGTGTTGCTCGCAACAATGCTCGATGCTGCACTCTGCTCACGCAAGCGCTCAACAGATGTAGTGTTTGTTGCGCTGGCAGATACGTCTGAGGCGCTCTCACGGACGCGCTGGGCTGCGGAAGTGCTGCTCGCTGACACTGAGGCAGACGCGCTGACTTCGCGCACTCTTGTGGCGTCTGACGTGTTGCTGGAGCTAGATGCAATGATAGACCCAGAAAGCCTAACGCGAACATTCGCTGCCGCAGTTGAGGTGACGCCAATAACAATGGCTTCACCGTCTTTTAAAACACCATCAACGCCGTAAGCCCTGACACCGAATGCACCAGTGCCAAAGCCAGTCCTGTATGTGGTGTCAGCCATTGGCTTAGTCCATAGTCACGTCAAGGTCAGATGCAGGAATGCGCATCACGTCGCCCGTGTCAATTGCCTTGCTGGTTGTCAACGCAGCATACGCAATCAAGTTGCCGCCAGATGACGCATCAAACACGCCGATGTGCGTGACCGTGCCATACGAAGCAGTTGCAGTCGGAAACTCAATCGCAGCTGAGTTTGACGCAGTGTTGCCAGACACAGTAAACGCAACAGACTGCCGAGCGTATGCGCCGCCGGATACTTCCGTGCCTGACGCATCCTCATCTGGATTGCTGGTAAACAACGCAACATACCAAGCAGTTGGCCGCGTGACTGACGTAGCCGTAAACAAATAGTTTAGTGTGTGCGTTTCAAAGGTATTGGATAAGCTCATGTTAGTACGCCCTTATTTTCATGCGGCGGCCTGATCCGCCATATTTTGCTGCATCACTTGACAAGTTTATAGCATCAATCGCACTTTGATACAAAGCCGCCCAAATTTGCAAACGCGAATCATCCTTCAAATACGGCGCAGAATGTATCAGCGAGCCGTACAAGTATGCGTCGGGGAAATACTGCAACATCCAGTTTGACGTGTTGCTGTCAGACAGCGCCTCAATCTCAGAGTAATAATACAACTCAGCTGTGTATGTTCCATCTGGCACAGGGTAAACTTCAATCTCGCCAGCAGTCAAAGCATAGTATGCAGGCTGGCCGCTGGTGTTGAGATTGCGAAACTTGCGGTCAAGCAACTCAAACTGGCTGATCTTCTCCAACGGTCTAGTATCGCCCGAAGTGATGTAAAACCGAATATCCTCAAGAAAGTCAGCCGGGATGGCGCTATACTGCGTATCAAGCTCAGCAGTGCTGCGCTTCTCTTGACGCCAGTGACGGACTTGACGCTGCATGTCAGCTTCCGCCATCGAAATGAAAGTCGGCGCAATAGCAGCCAAGTCATCACGGTTAAGAAAATCCGTGATGGCTGATTGCAGCTCTGCGTAAGTTGTGATTGCCATTACTGTAACAGTCCTTGCCTTTGTTGCTCTTCATTAGCACGTTTTTGCATTTCTTGTAAGGCTAGCAAGCCTCCGGGAATAGATGCTATTGCCGCCGACAGGTTCTTTAAGTTAGACAAGCGTGGGTCAAAGCGGGCAAATTTGGAGCGAACTAAATTAGGCGACAATCTAACATCTACATTTGAGGGCTTAGACAAATCCTCCATATACTGCTTTTGCAATGCGCGCTCTTGCTCTTTTGTGTAGCCTAAGTTTTTAAATTGGTTGGAATTGAAGCCGGGGCCAGTGTCGTTAATGTCTTTAAACTGAACACCGCTGCGCCCTTCACGAATAGCAGCTTGCTCAATTTCTCGCGTTGATATTTTCTGGCCTTCCGCCCAATCAAGCCACTCGGCTACAGCTGGGTCTTTTACGTCTCCTATATCAAGCTGGCTCCAATTTACGCCGCCGCCCTCAACCACCGTGTCACCAAGTTTACTTCCAAGCCGAAGTGGATAAATTTGAGCATCAGCTGAACCCCTAGCATAAGTACTAGCAAGTGTTGGGTTATCTGACGAAAAAACATTGCCTTGAAAGCCCTTTATGTCTGCGTTTGTCCCGTGATAACCATCTCTAGGAAACATAGCTTTAGCTCGCGCCATCCGTGACGCCTCGTCCATCGGCAAGTCCATGCCAGTGGCTCCGCTTTGATAAAGCTCAAACAGCTCCATATTATCGTTAGGCGTCAGCTTGCTAAGCATTTCGTCGGTCACTTCGTCAGCACGACCAGACGACAGCAAGCCAGCAACCTCTCTAGCTGGCGATGGGGACAACTTTTTTTGCATGTCTGGAGAAACAAGGTTTACCGAGGACATATCGTCAATCACCGCAAATACATCTTCAAGCGTTGCGTCAGGTTGACCCACAGGACGCCGCCCAAGCCGATATGCAGTTTTTGCAGCAGCCTTAGATGAAACCTGACCACCCATCATTGGAAAATCTTGCATAACTTGCGCTTGCAGGCTTTGGCCCAAACCCTTGCCGCGCGAGCCTTCAGGAACAACAAGATCAAGCACAGAAGCACTGCCATCTGGGCGCACAACAACTTCCATTGTCGATTTACTTTTAGGGTCAGTATAGCGAACCCGCTCCGAACCCTCGCCAAAAGTTTCAGAAGCGTCTTTTCGGGTTACATCAAAGTCAGCCTTCGGCTTCAACCGCACATTACCCAACAGCGAACCCATCGCATTCGGATCAACCTCAACACGCTTCGCCGTATCCAGCAAGCCACGCGCACCAGACTTAACAGCCTTCGCAGCCGCGTCACCAATGCCGGGGAATAAACCCAACACAGCCGCACCGCCAAGTGCGCCGACCATCGCCCAGTTAGGGTTCTCTGACGTGGCCTCATCGTAAATCTCTTTGGCAGCCATCGCGTCGCCAATGATCGGCGTGGCCTCAGCTATAAAGCGAGCCGCGTCCATCGGCGTGACATTCGGCACGTCAACGGCAAGCCTGCGACCCTCGTCAGCATAACCAGCGTAGTCAGATGGGCTTAGCAGTCCAACCAAAACTTACTTCCCGTATTTCTTCGCGAGACAAGTTCCAGCACGCTTACACGCCGCAGGGGTGGGGCAACCTTTACATGGTTTCATGTCATCATCCTCTAACTTTTCTGCACATTAGCACATTTGTTTGCAAATGGCCATCCAAGCCGCATATCACAATTCGCCCAAGTCATCCATAATCTTTTCCATACGCGCACTCAGCTTCCAATGGCCAGCGCGCCAGCGAGCCGCAAATTGCGCTTCCTCTAAACTTAAACCCTTCCCAATATAAGTTTTAATCCACTGGTTCATGCGGATGTTTTTCATTTTAGGTGACAGCTTGTGGAACGGAACTGGTTTCATGCAATACCTTTCAAATTGCGTTTAATAGATTGCTTCCAACTTGACATCGCGCCAGATAACGCAGTCGCAGCGTCGCTGGCCATTGTCAGGCAGAGCGCATCCGCAAGGTCAGGCGACCTCAACCCACGCTTGCGCATCTCATCCTTACTCTCAGCCTTCATCTTGCCTGACGATGTGAAGCTGTATCTAATCGCAGTCAGCTCCGCGAGAAGCTGGTCGTTGTTTGGCAGCTTGCACGACCGATCCTCAAGCCAACCCTTTGTCTTAAACCAAAGCTCGCTGCGCAGGTTCATATGCGTCTTGCCCATAGCAGGAGCCTCGCCCACGTTAATGCCCCTGACTGGCGCGCCAAGCTCGCGCAGCCTATCAACCACACCGCCGCCAACGCCAATACTGTCAACTAATATCTCGCTGGGCCGCATAGAAGGCGATAAGCCTTCGTATTCGGCCATAACGCGCCCGACAGTCTGCATCAAATCTAAACCCTGCCAAGACGTAATCTCAGTCACAACATTGCCATATCGCTTGCACAGCGCAGTCTTGTCCGAGCCAAAGCGCGCAACGTCCAAGCCCCAAATAGGCTTAACGTCAGGCGTTACCTCAACGTCACGATGTATCGCGCTTTCAACTAAGTGAAACGGAATGATCGTGTCGTCATCCGCCATAGGAAACTCGCCAAGCACACGAATGCGAAACGCATTGCTCTCCTCGCCATACCTCGCGCGCATCTCGTCAACAAACTCGTCAGACACAAGCGGGCTATCTATGCACGACCAACGCCGTGTCCACCAGCTGTCCGCCATTCGCGTCTGACTCTCGTAAAACGTGCCAGACGAGCGCGTCGGGTTGCTCAGCAAAATCGTAGTCGCAGCGTGGCCAGACATAGAACCAGCAGCAGCCTCAAACACCTTCTCAGGCACACCAGAAGCCTCGTCCACAACCAACAGCACATTCTCCGAGTGAACCCCAGCCAACGCTTCCGGCGTCTCCGCACGGCTCGTCCTAGCCGAAATGAAAGCCTCGCTCGGGGCCGCGTTTAACTCAACCCGGTCAGACTTAACCGTAAGCAAAACCTTTAACTGCGGCGGCAGCTCATTAATCCAACGCTTCAGCTCAGCAAACAAAGCATCAAACAGCTGGCCGCTGGTCGGCGCTGTCACAACAACCTTATTCGGGAAACGCAGCAAAACAAACCACAGCATAATCCAACTAGCCGACGTGGACTTGCCCGTGCCGTGGCCACTGCGGATGCTAACCTTGCGCTCACCGTCTGCAACAGCCCGCAGAAACTCAGCCTGATAATCGTGCGGAGTAGCGCCCAGCACCTCCTGCACAAACAACGCAGGGTCATCGCGGTAACGCAGCACAAACTCCTCAAGCGGATTATCATTGCTCATCGGTGACATCCTTGTAATCCGCGTCAATAGCCATCGCCTCACGCTGGCGGTCCTCAGCATCAATCTGAGCTAAGTCAGCATTAACCTTGCGTAACGCGTCCAAGTGCATGTCGCTCA